GACCAGCGTTAGAAATTGCTTCTTCTAAAAGAGTACCAAGGTTAGTAGAAATAGTAGTAGGTAGAGCTACTGCAGTAGCATCAGGGTCAGTAGAACGAGCAATAGACCAGAGATCTGTCCATAGTTTGAGAGATTTCTGTTCTGCATCTCGGTCAAAACCATCAGTTTGTTTAACGTACAGATCTTGTTGTTTCTGAACCAAAATAGTTTGTTCGTCTTCTGTTAGTTCTTTTTGAGTAAGAAGAGCTGTTTCTGCGTCAGTCTTTAGCTCTTGAGCTGTAGTAAGTGCAGTCCGCTCTATTTCAGTTAAAGTCTGTTGGTCTACAAGACCTTTTTCAGCATCTGTTTTAAGTTCTTGAGCAATGAGTAGCTCTGCTTGTTTGTCAGCTTGTTGACGACCCAAAGCAAAAGCTACTGCTTGCTGCATAGCCCATTGCATAGCACCAAGGTAGACAGTTGAGTAATCAGCACCTTTGATACGTCCAAGTTTATGTTGGAGTTCTAGGTGTGCTGTTACCGCTTTCATTAACTCATCAAAGTATCCGCTACCTTCAACGGTTCCTTCTGTGAGTTCTGTAATGAGTATCTCTGCCATGATGCTATGCCTTTATGAGCTATTAAAAGTCTACTGAGTTACCAGCAGCTAGAGCTTGTTGACGCATAAGTTCAGTACGTTCATTTTGAGTAAGTGGCGGCAGAACTTCAATGTTGAATTCTGAAACCAGTTTACCCCTACGCATAGACTCTCCACGAGGTCCTTTAACAGTAACGAATGTAGTGTACTTGCGTTCCTTCATCTCTTGAAAAATGATGTTAGGAACATGCCAACCGTTTTCAGCATTGAAAGGTACATACTTTTTGAATGTGCCTAACTTTGCTGATCCACAAGAAATGATTTCACCTTCCCAGCCTTTCTTGTTTGGATTCATGCAAGTTACACGAATACGTACAAGCTTAGCTGCTTCTTTCTTACGGACTTCAAATTCATGTTTTTTAAACTGAGCAGGAGTCATACGCTGACTTGCTGGTTTACCTGACTTAGTACGTTTAGTATTTTTAGTAGGCTTAACAGCTTCTGCTTTTTCCTCGGCTTCAGCATTTGCTTCTTCGAGGTTTTCCATGTGCATGTTGATCTTAGCTCTTAGCTTATCTGCACCTGATTTTGGATGGTATTTAATACCTAGAAGATCTGCACGAGACTTTAATGATTCAAGTTCTGCTTGTGCTTGTTCTTCGTCTAGTTCTACTTCGTTGTTCATGTTTTCTTCGTTCATTTGAGTAACCTTTTTATGAAGAGGGTGGATGCCTCTTATAGATATGAAAAACTGCCTCCCGAAGGAGGCAGTGTCTGGTCTAGACTATTACCATTCAGCGATAGTCTTGATCAGAGCAAGACGCTCTGGACGCAGGATCATAGTACCGTAGTACCACTTGATGCTGTAGAAACCAGTTTCACCGTATGGATCTTCTGGGCGTACAGTTTCAGATGGCTTAACGTGGTTGATCTTGAACTTAACAGTCTTACCGTCAGTCTGGAAACCGATAGTAGTGAACGACTGATCACCAACAACCAGCATTGGGAATACGTCATAAGACATAGCACCAGTTGCAGCGTCAGTAGTAGTAGCACGGTAGCCAGTGTTAGTACCGACAGTAGCACCTGCAGCAGCCCAGTGAAGCATCTCTGGAACTACGATGATGCGGAAGTTGTCGATAGCACCGATCTCACCACGAGCAACGTTACCAGCGTCAGCGTATTGAGCTACTGGGATGAATGCTTTGTTTGAGTGGTAGTCAGTCATACGCATGATTGAAGGAACGAGTTCCGAACCAACGTACATGTAACGAGCAGCGTTAACTACTTTAGTGTCTACCATGCGAGAACCAGTGATGATCTTGGTCTGCTTAGGAGTACGGTTGTTATCCAGCTCGATAGAGAGTTTAACAAGGTCATCGTAAGCAACAGCATCAGCAGTAGCATCACCAGACAGAGTAGCAGCAGAAGTAGCGTCACCAGTGTAACGGATTACACCAGCACCGTTGATCAGGTCGATCTGCAGCTGGTCTTCTACGATTTCGTTAGCAGCTTTCAGAGACTCATCTACAATGTGCATCATCAGTTCTGCGTCAGAATCAAAGTCCAGAGATTCCTGAGTGTACTCATCAAAGAAGCCAAACTTCTCAATAGTACCTTCAAGCTCGATACGCTTCATACCAACACGGTTTACACGACCACCAGCTTCAGACAATGCAGGGATTTTGCCCTGAATGTAACCGATGTCTTTAGAAGAACCGTAAAGGTTACCTACAGCTGATACGTAAGAACCAGTTGTGAAAGTCCAACCAGTAGCACCAGAAGTAGTAGTAGCGTAGTTAGTATTGAAGGCAATACCAGCTTCTTCAAGGATAGTCAGTACTTCAGCCTGTGCAGCAGCAAGAGCAGCAGCATTGGTAGTAGACTGGTCAGTATCCCAATCAGCTGTACCTACAGCGTACATTACTTCGCCATCTGGGTTAGTAACAGTAATAGTTACTTCAGAAGCAGCATCAGTAGTAAGACCTACGTTACCTGCAGCATCGATACCCTGATCGTTGATGTTACGGTCATCAAGGATTGGCAGGTAGTGGTAACGCTTGATAGTTTTACCCATGTTTTTAGGCATGGAAGTTACGTCAGCCATCTGACCAAAGTACTGCTCTTTAGCAATCTCAGTCAGTGCTTTCTTGTAGAAGTAATCCGTGCGGATCTGTGAACCAACATCAGATGGAGATGCGTTCAACGGGTCGTTATATGACATAGCCATAGTTAATCACCTTTCAAATAAGTTAAATAAATTTTGCAGCTACTAATTTAGAAAACTCTTCATCACTCATAGAGAGTGGATTGAAGTCTTCTTGTTTTGCTCTAGGAGCACTTTTTGTAGAACTAGCAGCTTTTTTACGGCTAGCTAGTTTGGGATCTACGGTATTAGTCGCTTTATTAACTATATTTGGCTGTGATTTACTAATTGATTGGCTAGGCTGTTTTGCCTGAGCTTCTTTAGCAGTGATCTGCTGCCCTACTTGATAATAAGCTTGGATATCGGATAAACCATTTAGTTTACCTAATACTCGTTCCCTTTCTACTGCAGACATAATCCGATCATAAAGACCGGAATCTACCTGCTCGTTAATCACTCGGATTAACTCTGGCTCTTTAACAACAGCTTCTTGTGAAGCTTCGTCCCACTTATTACCTATGATGTCCATAGTTCGAGAAAAGGTAGCTGTGTCCTTGATATCAGCAAGTACGCTATCTAGCTCGATCTCAGCATCAGAGACATTGTAAGCTTTCGGTTGATAATTCGCCTTTTGGTTTGTATCAATATCAAGCGGATCAATACCACTATCCGCTATAAACTTTTTAATTGCTTCTGGATCTTTCTTATTTAGATCGATCAAGAAACTGAGTTTATTCTGATCCAACAAATCATTATTTTCTAGGAGCTTCATCAATTTAAGATTGGGCTTTAATGCAGCCATCTTTTTATTGTAGTTAGCTCCCATCTGCATGAGGGTTCTAGCTTCCTCAATGCTTTCGATTTGCATGTCTCTACCGTTTGCTTTAAACGGTTTAAACAATTCATCATACTCTGTTTTATAGTCGATCTCAGAAGATTCATCAACATTATCAGTAGTATCAGCACTAATTTCAGTATCAGTAGTATCTTCTTGTACAGTTTCTTCTTCGTCAGAGTCTACGCTATCGCTCGACTCTTCCTCAGATTCTTCTTCTACTTGTTGTACATCTTCTTCTTCGACTTCGTTGCTTTCTTCTTCTTGCAAGCCATTTTCAACTTCCTGCTCAGATTCTTCAACTACGGGTTCTTCTTCAGCTTCTGCAGAATCATCAGTACTGCGATTTAGCTCTCGCATGATCGCAGCATCGATTTCATCATCAGACAGCTCAAGAGGATTAATCTCTTCTGCTGCTGCCATGTGTTATACCGCCTCTGCCAGTAGTTCTTGACGAGTTTCTTCATCGTCACGGATAGAACGTTCTGCCATACGACCCATCTGCATAATAGAACGGAAGTACTGACGTAGTTGACCAATAGCAACAATCGACTTGTCTAGCTGGTCTTGGTACTTGGCTTCTTGCATCTCAGGATCAGCTTTAAGAATTACTACTCGTGCAGCTTCATCACGGAAGTACCCATCATCAATAATATCTTTAAAGTCTTTATTATCGATAAGACGAAGCAGTGCTTCCATCTTTTCTACGTTCGCTTTAGCAGCTTCAATGCTTAATTCAATTTGCTCGATTTGTTGGTCTACCATGTTTATTCACCTTTATGTCCCCCAGCATTACCTGTAGGCATTGGTTAAATATGCTTAAACTTTTTTCTAGGTTCTTGCATATTTTGTTGAAAAGTCATCAATCTGATGTTGTCAAAACAATAATGTACATCATTGTATTCACGATCTACAGATGGTGACAGCTTAGTAACATACCCGCTATTAACCCAGTCGTCATATAAGGTATAAAATAGAGGCTGAGAATAAACCCATTCTCTAAATTCTTCTAAAGAATACTCAGGAGCTATATGTCCTCTTCTAACTGAACAAGATTTTTGATGGCTATAAATTCTAGCCACCAAACCTTGTTTAGATTTTCTGTACTCTTTTTTCTTCAAAGCCATACATGGCTTGCAAATAGCATCTTTAACTCCCAACTTATTTGGAAACTCTGTTAGAGCTTTCGTTAAAGAACAGTAAGTGCAAACTTTATGCATTAATTTTCCATTTGCTCAGGACCTTGGGCGGAAAACCCACCATTTTCGAGTAGACGATCTGCAGCTTTTAGATCCAACTGCATTCTTCTATCGAAATCCTTCTTAGCGATTTCTCGCTCAACATCTTGTCCACTTTGTTTATGAACGTAATCCAAATCTTGCTGATCTGACTTGCTATCCAAATTACGAGATTTAGCAAGTTCAGTTTTAGTTTTAGCTGATTTGAGTTCAATATCAATTGTGTTCTCACGAGCTTTAGCAGTTTCGTTTTCAATCTGTGCTTGCAGCAACTGAAGCTCAAGCTGTTTACGCTGTTCAACGTATGGATCTGGCTGTGGTTCGTATTCTTCAATACGTTTAGACAGCTCAGGCATCTTACGTAGACGAGCAATATCAGCAAGGATCATCTTAGACATAGATGGGTCCATATTGTTACCCATAGTCTGAAGCATGAATGCCAACTCTTGTGCTTTTTCGTTGTCTGCTTCTGCAGTACTAATAGTAAGACGTAGATCAAAGTTACCGGGAAGGTCATCTCTACGTACTTCTATAAACTGCGAATTAGTTACGCGAACTGTTTCTACATCAGATAGGAACTCTGCATTCATTGCGATGATCTTACGACCAATCTGGATAATGCCTTCTGCCAATCTCCGAAGTATTGCCAGTTCACGTTTACTTGTTGCGTCTAGAGCACTACGTATACCTGTTGCTGTATTGCCCAGTGCTTGACCGCTAATACCGCTAGTAAATGCTTTAACACCAGTAAGGGATTCTGCTTCCATGTTTTGAAGCTGCAGCATAAATTGTGCTGACTGAGGAATCTCTGGATAAGTATGCATGTAGAATGCTTGACGAGGATCAACGTTAGCGTTGAACTCGTAATCTAGTCCTTTATCAAACTTACGTTTGTTAGTAAGGTCCAGTGCATCTTTGCGTACTGCCATTTGACCATTAGCAGAACGACCCATAACATCAATCATGCCACGAGTTACTGCACCTGCAATTTTCTGGTTATCTTCTAGCAATGCACCATCAGGTTCACCGTAAATAGACTTACGCTTAGGTAAGTATTGAACCAATACAAATGGCAGTTTCTGGTCTGGGAATGGGTTTTCTTCCATTCGGATAATCGTTTCACCTACAAAGGTAGCTACGATAGGTTTAACTACACCAGAACCATCAATATCCCAGTATCCCCAGTATTCATATGCTACAAACTTCTGACGAGGTTTATCTTTAAAGTTAAACGAACTGTCGTCTTGAGAAGCATGATCTGGTTCTGCAAGTACTGAAGAGTTAGTTACTTTGATTTTATCGAGGTTAGAGTACTTACCATCTTTCTTAAGTTCTGAAAGAGATGTTTCAAAGCTGTAGATAACAAAGTTGGCTTTATCTAGGTTACCTTCACAAGTAGGGTCGATCATTACGTTACGGTAATCACAAACTTCTACTGTAGGTTGGTTCTTAAGTACTACTACTTCTTCACGAGTTTCCATACCTACTTGTTGAGGTACAACAAGCTGTCCTTGTTCCATAAGGATTTCGTGAGATGTACGGATTTCTTCAGGCAGCTGATTATATTCAGCTGGATTCTGCTCCATAAGAGCATGAATCTGTTGATGCTGTTGAGCTACCTGTGGATCGTTTACAGGTATGTATTCAAATACTGGAGCTTCTACTTCAATAATTTCTTCTTCGTAGTCCCAACCAACACGAACAATAGCAGTACCTTCATCGACTGCTGTACGTACAAAATCATCAATGAACTTAACTTTGCCTAACTTAGTATTAAACTGGTTATTTAGGATAAGTTCATTCTGTTGAGCAGATTGAGTATCTTCCCAAGTAATGGGCTCTACGTTGAATACGTCATCTGTAGACAAGAATGGTTCAGATAGTGAAGCATAACGCCACTCAGCTTGCTTACGAATAAGCTTAGGGACAATTTTACTGCGTCCATCTGGCGTGTTTACTTTAGCTGAGCCAGTAACATTAAGGTTATCTAGCCAAGTAGCTACGTCATTACTGTGGCTATCGTGAGCAGGTTTAGCTTCTTGGAGATCCTGTTTGAGATCTTTAATAGTGGGAGCGTTATCCCACTTAGCTAAACGAGACTCTGATTTATAGAGATCACCGGATTCCATTTCTTCGATATCAATTTTTTGATCCATAATAATCTCTATGCCTTAGTAATATCTTGAACTATCGTGTACTTGCCTGAGTCTATAGTGCGTTTACAGCCACTAGTATCAGTCATTTGGGTATCGTAATAATAATTACAAAGAGTCTGGTCTACATCTGTTGCTGTAGGAGCAAATTCTACTAAACCATTAGCGGCATCAAGAATACCACCATTGATAAGTAACAGCCATCTTGTATTCCTCTTAGTATGTACTACTAAAAATAGTATTTTTACTGCAAATAAACAACATTAACCTTTGTTCTTACTTACTTGCATAAATATGTCTATTTCTTCTTTAGAAGGGTAAGCATTAAAATAAAGCATGTAGCTTATAACATGTGCTCTGTAGCCAACTTGTTTTGCGTAACGGCTATCCAGAAGTTGATTAGATGCTTCTTCCCAATCTTCTTTTTCGATAGCAGCAATCATTTTTTTAAACTGAGCAAATGTTCCGGGTCCTACGTTAAACATAAAATCTATTAGTGCTTCACATCGCACTTCATCTACTGTTTGAAACCATTTGTATTTATCTAACTGTCGAATAGCTTTATAAATATCGTTTTGTAACAAAACTGAGGCTTCGCTTTCCGTTAGTGGATTACTGTCGAGGTTTCTGCCATAACCTATAGTTGTGTATCCTTGGCTGCAAACGTAAGGTTTACCACTAAAACCTTCATGCCGCTTAATCATTTTAAGTAATTCTGGGTTAATCATGACTTGAGTTTTCCAGCTACTCTATCAGTTAGTTATGTCTGCAAAATATCCATTAAACCCTGCTGTTACAGCTGCTCCTGCGGCTAAGGCTACGGCTGTCATATCAATGTCTGAGTTAGGTGGAATAATTAGAGGAGGGTTAAACTCAATCTGAGTAGCACCTTGACTCGTGTTAATCGTAAAAACGTTTACTGCACGGTAAACAGAATCTTTATCTCGAATCTGTAACTGTATGTCTACATAAGTATCTTTTGTACCAGCCAAAGATCCACCTGCTTGCATACTAGTTAGAATTAAGTAGTTTGTACTTGCAGTAGATGTGCCTGCAAACATCGTACTTTGATACTCAAAAGGCATGATGTTGCCGACCGTGTTTAGGTCATCAGGAACACCACCTGTCGCTGTACCTGTCTCGTACACATACACATCACCCGCTGTTTTAGTGGTAGAGGCTACGTTAGCAATACGAGTGACACGCGCTAAAGGCTGAGACAGCGTCACTTGGTTCTGACCATTTAACGCAACGTCCTGTGCGGAAAAGATTAGGTCATCATTACCATCGAGATACATACCCTCAACACGTACAGTCTGCGTTGTGTCTGCGGCACTAGAAGAAGATGCTACAGTAATAGAGTTAGTGGTGGAGTGTACTGGTTCTATGCCATCCCAGTTAATGTCTACAGGAGTTGTACCAATAGATAAGTTAGCACCAAACTTATGTAGAGACTTTCGGTTAGCTACAACTTTGTCACCATAGCTACGGTAAACCTCTTGGACTGCTAGTTCCAGAAAACTACTAGCACTCTCATTATTACGAGGACGGTGAAAAAACATAACCCAATCTCCTGTTATAAATCTATTACAAATAGTATAGATAAAAGGGAGCTAATTGCTCCCTTTATTTTAGCTAAATACATAGCTACTCCTTAAAACAGGGAGAGCCAGCTTATTACAACTGACCCACCTAATATTGTTGCTACGGCATCCCAAGCATCAGGAGTACCATATCCCATACTATCCCTCACTTCCTTTCCGATAGCTGCTACCACTACAACGAGTAAAGCAAGCACAACCCCGAAAGGCCATGCAAGGGCAGCGAGCATACCACCAGAAAAGAAGTGCAGTTGCTTATCAAGTGGTAGCATCACGCCTCCTGTTAGAGTTGCCCCTGTGTTAGAGGGGCTAGGTTTGCTTGTTTCCTCGATATTCCGAAGTATTGCTAGGATGGGCAGAACCTAATGGTGCCACCCGTGTGGTTGTTGTTTATACAAACTCTATCCGTGTGTATAACGGGTCTGTACCAGCTAATGAGGCTGTTCGTACAAAGAACCGTATTCTAGTAAACGTTGGCTCTAGAATTATGTGGTCATCAGATGCAGGAGTGCCAGCCGAGTCATAACCAAAACTATTAAATGATGTATGATAAGGGTACTCCACGGTACTACCTGAATCAGAGTATGTGAAATAATACTGATTTATTGACCTATCTACTGACCCTGTGAGATAGCTTGTCACTTTCATTCCGACACTATCTGGTCTTGTATGGTGAAGTATTTGTGGGCTATTTCCTGCAACCTTAGAACTAATATCAATATATGATTCTAAAACTGTTGAGTCACAAGGTATTCCACCATTCAACCCCTTAAATAGCCCAACATATTCTACAGAAAATCCAACCACCGTTTGAGCAGCAAATTGTAAAAAGGATGATGTAATATTATCCACATATGTGTCGTCAAAATATACGCTACCCATATATGTTCGGTAGGTTGTATCCAAAGCACCGGACCTTCCCTTACCAGCCACAAAAGTATGATAATTTACTTCCCTAAATTCTAAGTAGTCGGATGTCCCTGACTTTATACTACACCCTCTGAAAGATGTTAGACCATGACCAGAAGGCAATTTTATATATAATCCACCCGTCCCAGATGCAACTTTCGCCCTAAATGTAAATGTATACCAGCCATTCAACGGCCCCCCTTTGGTATTTACAAGTATAGGGGATAGATTTGTTACAGAAGCTCCTCCTGTAAAATTCATTATGTGACGACCCACTTCCTCCCCACTAGCTGTGGCTAAAGAAGTAGAAAATGCAGAGCTATTGTAGAGTGTAGTATTGAACTGCCCATCAACAACTAAGTTGTCCATTACATTATTGAAGAATAGAGATTGGACCTTGCCGTGGTCAGTTAAATTAGTTACTTCTTCAAAAGAATCTACTACATTAAACTCGTTACCTAATAAAATCGACCTATATCCAAGTGACTCAAAATCAGTAGTGTTTTGCTCGCATAAGTTACCAGCAAATGTATTAAAACTCTCATTGCTTGAGATGCCGACTGAACAACTCTCTATATCATTATCAGATATAGAGTTGCTATACCCAGTTTCTATCTTTATTCCATAGTTGGTATTAGCTGCACCATTACCCCCTATACGGCAACGTTCTATCTGCGATGCGTTTATGGAGCCAAATCCAGTAGCTCCAACTAGAATACCTCCAGCACAATATGTAAAATCACAATCTTGAATTGTGTTATACATTGCCCATTGTGTACCAGAATTACTATTAGAAGTTAAAACTAATTGAAACCCTCCAGTTTGTACACCGCCATAAAAACGAACACGGTCTACATTAAAATGGTGCATCCAGTTTGCATGGACAATAGTGCTAACATTCGCATTATTTTGAATGCCATCTATAGTTATGTCCCGAATACCGCAAAAGAATAGTTTACCTGTTGCGTTAATCGTATTGAACTCAATCATTGTATTGGCTATATAAGAACCATCACCACTGAATGAGGCATCGGCAATAATCTTACTTGAGCCTCTTCCAGTACCTACTAGAGTCACGTTATCTTTTGTAATATGTAGAGTACTACTAACAAGATATACACCAGATGGGAATATAATTTCTCCACTTCCAGCATCTATAGCCGCCTGAATAGCCGCTGTGTCATTTGTTACACCATTACCTGTTGCACCACACGTTTGAACGTTAAGTAATCCTTCTATTTGAAGAACAGCAATCGTACCCCCGCTAATAGTATGGTCTCTGTATTCG